AAATTATCATTTTATAATCTATTCAGTAAAATTAATAAACGGGATATTATATGCATTAAACGGTGATGCTGCAGTAATAACAGAAATTGTTGGTCTTAAATATGAAAGCAACAACGCTGGCGCATTCTGCTTCAATAGTTTTTCTTGATATCAACAGACCGGATTTGATTGTCCGGTCTGTTTTTTCAATTTCGGTTAATTGTATCGTCTCTCTAATTCCATCTTAGGTTGTAGTTTGATATAAAAATCGAGCAAAATCAGCGTAATAATAAATTTTCGTTCGATTTTAAACACCGTCAGTTACAGAGGTAACTTGGGGGTGATAGACCAAAAGCAATATTTCCCTATAATGAAGTTATAAAAATGTCAAATACGAATTTTTCAGATTCTATTTATTATAAGGAGGCTTTTGTTTTATGAGAGATTTCGAAGGGAATGCCGGCAGCCCTTTATCAACTAAGGATAGAATACGGGAAAGGTACAAAGGTATTAACCCTGATGAACTTGAAGTCATTCCGGCGCTTCCGAAAGAGAATATTTTTGAGTCTACCAAAACACGGCGAGTTGCGGTTTACGCAAGAGTATCAACGGGAGATCCGCGGCAGACATCCTCTTATGAATTGCAAAAAAATCATTATCTTGATGTTGTTAATCGCAATCCGAGTTGGTCGCTTGTAGATATCTATGCGGATGAAGGAATTTCCGGCACCTCTCTTGCTCACCGTGATGAATTCAAGCGTATGATTGCCGATTGTAAGCGCAATAAAATTGATTTTATCGTTACTAAATCTGTTTCTCGTTTTGCGCGTAATGTTTTGGATTGCATCGGATATGTGCGCGAGTTAAAAGCGATGAATCCGCCTATAGGCGTCCTCTTTGAAACCGAAGGTATTTTCACCCTGGAGGGCCGCAGTGATATGCAGCTTCACTTTATGGCAACCACAGCGCAAGAGGAAAGCCATAATAAAAGTGAGATTATGAACGCTTCCATTGAGATGCGTTTCAGAAGAGGTATTTTTCTGACGCCGAAACTTCTTGGGTATGATTTGGATAATGAAGGTCGGCTCGTTATTAACGAAGAAGAAGCAAAAACCGTGCGACTTATTTTCTTTATGTATCTGTACGGTTATACCTGTCAGAACATCGCCGACCAACTTACTTTGCTTGGGCGTAAAACCAAGAAAGGTAACACAGAATGGTCGCCGGGAGCAGTGCTTCAGCAGTTGCAAAATGAAAGGCACTGTGGTGATGTCCTTGCCCGAAAGACCTGGACTCCGGACTATCTTAACCATAAATCAAAAAAGAACCGTCAAGACCGAAATCAATACCGAAAACATGATCACCATGAAGCCATCATTTCGAGAGACGATTTCATCACTGTTCAGCATATGATTAGCAACGCCAAGTACGGAAGCAAAGGCATCTTGCCTGAATTACAGGTAATAACCGAAGGCGCGTTGAAGGGGTTTGTCACCATTCATCCCAAATGGCGTTTCAAAAAAGCAGACTATCTGAATGCCTGCCAAAGTGTTTACGGTGATGATGAAATCTTAATTTTATCACCGGAATACGAGGTTGTTGCCAACGAGGGCGATTTTGATTTACGAGACTTTGAAGTTGCACGAACTCAGTTCTTTTCCAATCCGAGAATGATGTCAGCAACTTTTTCTTACTCTGATTTAAAGTTTGGCATTACTTGTATTCGAAAAATGTCCGATACGGAGTTCATAGAACTGCTTATAAATCCAAAGGAACACATGCTTGCGGTCCGAGCTGCAAATAAAAACAGTAAAACCGCTGTCAGATGGGCAAAGCCGAAAGAAGAGGTCCTTGAATCAAAGCCTATATCGGGCGCTGCATTTATTCCCGTTCTTTACGATATGTTTGGGTGGGATAAGAACAGCCGATACCGTATTCGCGGGACTCGGCATCAAAAAGACAATGAGGTTGTTCTTCTTTTCGATCTGTATGAGATTGAGGTTTTTATTCCGACCGAATTAAAACAGATAGATAATGACGGAGAAATTATAAAGGTCCCGCAAAACATTCTTGATGAAGAGACCGATCCGTTAACCGCCACACCCAACCGAGTTTGTGGTTTTCCCGAAGATTGGGCAAACGGCTTCGGCACAGATTTTTATACACACGCACAGGCGCAGGAATTGCGATACTTTGCTGAAAACGGAGAATGGCTTGTACAGGCCGAAGGCGAACCGTTTGCTACGCGCAACCCAGCCCCTGTCAATCGTACTTCTGCTGACGAACTTGAAGCAGGGATTCAAATGATGATTGATGACATGCAGCCTGAAACGGATGCTAAATCAAATAACGGAGGAGATGACTTTAATGAGTAATGAAGCAATTATTAACATCAACGGCTATAACACCGTCAAGGACAATTTAACCCCAATAACAGAGGTGGAAGATATTGACGATTACGAGGTTGATGATTCCTTTAACTATGAAGGATTCCAGGTGGTACGAGGCGAATTCTTTGCCCATATTTTCGAACCGTCTCTCACTTTTAACAGAGGCAGAATAAGCGTTAATATGGCATGTATCAATAAGCTGCCGTCAATTGATTATGTTCTTCCGCTTGTGAGTTCCAAGGAACGGCGCGTAGCTATCAAACCCACTACAGAGGATGTAAAGGATTCGTTTGTATGGTGTACATATGCCCGCAAGGATAATAAGCGCCGTCCAAAGCAAGTAACCTGCCCGGTGTTCTTTCATAAGATTATTGAGATGATGAGTTGGAATCCTGATTACCGCTATAAAATTCTCGGTAAGATGATTCGCTCTAACGGTGAGTATTTATTTATATTTGACCTAAACAATGCAGAGGTTTATCAGCGTATTTTTAAGGAAGGCGAAAAACCCGTTTCGTCCCGCAAGCCGCTGTTTCCTGCGGAATGGCAGAATCAGTTTGGACTGCCCTATGAAGAACATAAAAAGTCATTACAGGTCAATCTCTTTAACGGGTATACCGTATTCGGTCTTAAAAACAATACTTCAAAAGACATTGAGCTTGAAGCCAATGCCGAGGAAGAGGAACAACCGATTACTCTTGAAGATGCACCCGATAATAATATAGGCGGAGGTGGACATTATGGCTTCTGACAATCCCATTATTTCTATCGATCCGCGAAAAAACCGTATCCGTATTTATAAACGGACTATTCGATTATTTGAAATTCCGAAATATGTGCAAATTCTTGTTAATCCCCAAAATTCGATTATTGCTATACAGTGTTTGGATACTCGTCCTGCTCATCAATACCACCGTATTCAATGGAAAAAGCTCGAGAATCGCAATAGTTATGAGATATACAGTTCATTCCTTGTAGACAAGCTCAAAGAAGTTTGCGTGGATTGGCCGAACCATGACTCTTACCGTATTATCGGAACATATCACAAGAAAGACCGAGTTGCTTCTTTTGATTTACGGACGGCAGTCCCCGTGTCAGCAGAAACGGAGGAAATCAATGAGTAACACTCAAAACCGCGAACTCAAAATTGATGCACAGTTTCGGGATTTAATTCCGCCGCTTACCGAAGAAGAGAGAAAGCAATTGGAAGATAATCTTATTGCCGAAGGATGCCGCGATCCTATCTGTATTTGGAACGGTATAATTCTTGACGGCCATAATCGGTACGAAATATGTATGCGAAGAGGTATTTCGTTTACGGTCAAGGACATTAAATGCCAAAATCGCAGTGCTGCAATTTCGTGGATATGTGCCAACCAGTTAGGACGCCGAAACATCTCGGAAGAGACGCGGCGTTATCTTATCGGAAAGCGGTACGATATGGAGAAAATCAAGGGAGCGCGTAATAAAATAGGTGTTAATCAGTCTTCATGCAAAAAGAATTCGGAAGACCAACTGTCTTCCGAATCGGTTCGCCATCACCGCACCGCCTTCATAATGGGAAACGAGTATCATGTATCCCACCAAACCGTGCAGAAATACGGCGCATATTCAAGAGCAATAGATGCCATTGCCAAGAAGAACCCGGGTGTTGTTCGCCGCATATTAAACGGCGAAATTCGTATATCTCACGAAAATATTATCGAAGCGGCACAGATGTCACCAAGCCGATTGGAGCGTTTTCTTGCTCAATGCACCAACAGTAGTTCCTTTGTCCCGTACAAAGGAACACGGGAAATATTGAATAAAAACAGGAGTCAGTCTATGAAGCCAAACCCGTCGAAAGCAGAAATTAAAAATATGCCCAAGTTTGATCCGGATGCAGAGATATCCAGTCTGTCACTCACGATTCCTTCGTGGATAAGTTCCATTGAGCGTGTGAAAAAGGTATCCGGCATCACCGGTTCAACAGCCGGTGCAAGAGTTAAATTAACAAACACATTAATTGATCTCCGAGTTTCAATTGATAATATGCTCGAATGCATAAAAGAGGAGGACAAGTAATGTCGGAAGAAGCTTTAACATTAGAAGAATTACAGCAATTTGTTCCGCAGGTTCATTTTGAACAAATACCTATAAGAAACCTTGTTTCCAACCAGGAATATCAACGCAATCTTTCTACAGCTCATGTTAAAAGGGCTGCAGACCATTTTGATCTTTATCAAATCAACCCTGTTAAAGTCAGCCGTAGAAACGGTATAAATTATGTTTTTAACGGTCAGCATACCATTGAGATTGTTGCCAGAGTGTCAGGTTCAAGAGAGACTCCGGTATGGTGTATGGTTTATGATGATTTGGAGTATGAACAGGAAGCAGATATCTTTGCGAATCAGCAGCGATTTAACAAAGTCCTGACGCCTTATGAGATATTTATGGCAAACATAGAAGCCGGAAACGATGAGCAGCTTATTATCAAAGACCTTGTTCAGTCTTACGGATTGGAACTCAGTCCCACGAAGCAGACAGGCTGCATTTGCGCAATTTCAACTTTGGAGGGCATCTTCAAAAAGCACGGCTTTCATGTCCTTGACCGCACATTACGCCTAATCTGTTCAACATGGGAAGGTGATGTGAATTCCTTTGCGGCTAATATGCTTAACGGCGTTGCGCGACTCATTGTGGTTTATGGAGATAAGTTAAGCGATGCAATGTTCAAGGAAAAGGTCGGCGCTGTATCGGTCCGCGAAATCACAAGAACGGCAAAAGACCGCCGCGCCGGGTCTTTGGGCTTTGCCGAAACAATGCTTATTGTATATAATAAAAAAGCCAAAAACGGTCTTCGGTGGAGCAATCTCTATTCGCATAAAGGCAGACCTTACGAGCGCATTGACGGTGATTATTTTGCTTCACTTATGGAAGAAGAGGAGGAAGAAGCGGAAGGAGCGGACTTTGATTTTGAGGAAGGATTGGATGATGAGTAAGGAGTAAAGCGAAGTGCTGTCACTTCGCTTTACTCCTTGTTTCTTCCGATGATTTCTACTCGTTCTTCTACAGTGTATCCGCCGCCGAATATTACTTCCAATTTTCCGTCATTATATACTCGGATACATTCAATCATCTTTCTCACTGCTGTATCGTTATATAAGACCGTACAGTCTTTGAATTGCGTCATTGCGTCTTTTGCGCTTTGGATTCGATTTTGCCTTTCCGCATCGCTTTTACCTTGTTCTTGCAGAGCATTTAGCCTTGATGTCAGCTGCTCAATTTCATTGGATATCCGTTTGAATATATCTTCACCTTCATCAAGTCCGAATCCGCGGCTTACACTTTTATCAATCTCTGCAACCATTTCATTTTCAAGCTGCTTAATTCGTGTGGTGAGCATATCAACTTCGCTTGCATCGGCGCTGATGCCGAGCGCATCTCCAATGGAGGCTTCCATCGTTGCGTTGAATTCGTCAAATTCTTCTTTGCTGAATAGGCTCATTGCTCTGACTATTGCTCTTTGTAATTCAGTTTCCTCTACGGTGGGTGCGGTTGAGCAAAACTGTGTTCCGTAGTCAAGTCGGTTTCCGCATCGCCATACAATTTTCTTTTTCCCTTTTTTAGACCATGTGATGCGGCGAAATTTTGTGCCGCATTCACCACAGCGCAATATGTCTGACAGTGCATATCGGCTGTATTTTCCTTGTCCCGTCACGCTGTTTTTATCTGTACTCGGTCGGACATTCATCCTTTTGGCAATTTCCTCTTGAGTACGGTTAAAGTCTTCGTGGCTTATGATACCTACATGATTGTCCTTGACATAGTACATAGGGGCTTCGCCGGTGTTCTTTTTATGAATCTTGGATATCGGATCAACAGTGATTGTTTTTTGAAGAATTGCATCGCCGCAATATTTTTCATTGCGCAGAATGCTCTGCAGTGTAGATATTGACCATTTCACCTTTCCGCATTTTGTCTCAACTCCTTCTTCGTGAAGTTTATCTCTTATTTCCCGAAGCGTCATTCCGGCAAGATACATATCGAATATCTGACGGATTATTTCTGCTTCTTCGGGGATTATTTCGGGCTTACCGTCAGTGCCTTTTCGGTAGCCGACCATTTTCTTATAGTTGAACATTACTTCGCCCTGTTCGAATTTTTTGCGGTAACTCCATGTAATATTCCGGCTCATACTCTCACTTTCAGCCTGTGCGAAGCCTGCGTGGATTGTAAGGAGCAGTTCGCTGTCGCATTTCAGTGTGTCGCAGTTTTGTTCTTCGAATATAACACCTATTCCGAGGGCTTTCAGTTGTCGGACAAACTCAATGCATTCGGCGGTGTTTCTTGCGAATCGGGATACAGATTTCGTTATGATATAGTCGATTCTATGCTTGTAGCAGTCCTTGATCATCCGTTGAAATTCATCACGCTTGTCTGCTCTTGTACCCGAAATTCCCTCATCGGCATATATTCCGGCGATACACCATTCGGGTTTGCCTTGAATCAATTCGGTATATACTTTTTTCTGCATCTCATAGCTCGTAAGCTGTTCCTCTGAATTCGTGGATACTCGGCAATAGGCCGCTACTCGCAGTTGGTCATACTTACTCCGGTCAACCGTTCTGTCCTTGGCGGGCTGTATGACTGTTACCGTTTTCTTTGGAATAACCTTAACATCCATTGTTCTCACTCTTTCATATTATGATGTTGTTTTTAAGTTTAAGGGTTATATTTCCGTCCTCGGCAAGAATAACTTGTTCTACTGTCCGAAGGAAAAGTTCTGAATTGAAGCTTTCTTGTGGAGTTGCTTTTTCATAAGCCATACCAACCTCTGTTGAGATTCCCACAGGCGTGTATTGCAGTGAATTATATCTTGTTTGTGCCATGCTTAGTATTTTTTCAAGGAGTTGTTCCTCGGTATAGTTGTTTGTGTCGCACAGCCGTCTGATTTCCGCCGTATCCCTGGTTGTTTCTGCTTTATCAGACAGACATTCTTTCTCGGTTTCAAGCAGACTCAAATTATCAGCTATGAGATTCATTCTTTCTTGAATACGAAGCTGCATCAGTTCATCTGAAATCAATACCTTGCACTTACAGGAGGGATTGGAGCATGCCCACGATACCGGGATTCGGTTTCTCGGCTCACAATGTCGTATCATGCGTTCTCCGCACACCTTGCAGACCGTTTTTGCTCTTATCATACCGATATTGCTGTCATCTTTGACGGTCTGTTTTTTGGTGCGTTCAGTTTTGCATACCTGGGCTTCGCGATAGTCCTTTATCCCGACGATAGGCAGGTAATCACCAAGCCCCGTATATTTCTCGTTATCAATAATTCTTGCGATTACGCTTTTGTTCCAATCCACTCGCTTTTCACAATATGGTACACAGCGGTTTGTCAGCCTTGTTGCAAGTTCAGACATTGTCATTCCGCATCGGTAATCATGGAATATTTGGCGAATTACTTCGGCTTCTTTTTCGTCGATTACTATCTTTCCGTTTGACATCGTGTATCCGTATGGTAATGCTCTTTTTTTCTTCATGATGTTACAACCTTTCCGTGAGTGTAAGACCGCCCATCAGTTTAAACTCAATTGTGTTGTCCTTTTTGATATACACATCGACAACTATTTTATCGAACAGCTTCTCATCGAAGTGAGTCATTTCTTTTCCGTAGGACTCTACAATTTCATATAATTCTTTTATATTTGAGTAGCTGTCTTCAAGTTCCGAATCGTAAAGAATAGCGCGGTCTGCCTTTGTATCTCGCAGCAATCGATCTATTTCCTTGCACTGTGTATAGTACATTTCTTCCGACATATAACCTTTCTGACGGAGGCTTTCTAACATTACCTTTTTGTTGAGCAGGTCGGAGACACTTTGGTTGTATGCTTTGACGGTCGGATTGTTCCGTTTCTTATACTTTATAACATAATCGATATGTGCTAATGTTTGCCGCAGAAGGGTCTGCCTGTAACAGTACAGTTTGTTGAACATCCGCATATATGCTTTATAGATATCTTCTTCACGGTATCTTTTTGCGTGGCAGTTATTTTTGTCTCGTTCATGGTTGTAGCAGGACCATATAACCTTGTCTTTATTACTTCTGCGTATAAAATAAGCCCCACACTCTTTGCAACGGATTCGTTTCGAGAGAGGATAGGACTTGGACGGCCTTGGAGAGCCAAAATATTCTGCTTTTTCTTTCAACAGCTTTTGGACTGTTTCAAAGGTTTCTCTGTCAATAATCGGGTCGTGACTTCCGGTTGCGTAATACTGATCTTTCTCTCCGTTGTTTTTCTTCTTTTCAAAGGGGAGCGTATCGGTTTTGAATGTTTTTTGGAAGAGCGTATCTCCGATATACTTTTCATTGGTGAGTATATAGAAGACGGTAATATAGTGCCACTCAGTGTCCTTTCGTTTTGCCACCTGCAGCCGATTCATATCTCTTGCAATTTCATTGACAGACGAACCTGACAGATATGCGTTAAAAATATCTTTTACCGTCCGAGCTTCGGGTTCATATACAGTCAGTTTCTTATCCACCAACCGATATCCGAAAGGACAGGTTCCGGCAATGTATTCGCCGCGCTTCATTCGTTCAAGATTCGCATGTCGCAGACGCTTGGAGATTGCTACCGATTCCTCTTGGGCAATAGCACTGAATGTTGACAGCATCAGCTCATCACTCATGCGGAGCGTATTTATGGATTCTTTTTCGAAAAAAATCCCGATGCCTTGTCTTTTGAGCTTTCTTGCAAATTCAAGGCATTCGGGAACATTACGGGCGAACCGTGATATTGATTTTGTTATTATAAAGTCTATCTTTCCGTGTTCACAGAGTTTCAGCATTCTCTGAAATTCCACTCGCTTATCTGCTCTTGTACCCGTAATACCTTCATCGGCGAAGATATCCACGAAGTCCCATTCGGGATTTTCACGGATTGCTTTGGTGTAATATCTGATCTGTGCCGCATAGGAGTTAAGCTGATCTGCGGAGTTGGAAGATACTCGGCAGTAGGCACAGGTGCGAAGCTTTTTATCGTTGTTTCTTAATGCCCGTGGGTCAATTCGTGTTACTGTTGCCATTAGCTTTACTCCTTTCGTTATTTTTGCAACATCACAATACTATATAACAGCGACAAAGTCCAGCGAATTATCGGCAACACTTGAAATTTAGCATTCAAGACATATTCAGAGCTTTCCGCCGCCGACTGCTATATCGGCGGCGGTGCGGAATTTTACACGAATATCCGTATACTTGACTGAAAATAATTCGCATAGTAGCGATTTGCTTTTCTCATCTCGCTTTTTGTAATAAGCCCTTTTTCGTAGAGCTGTCGGACATATTCCACAGCTCGGTAGTACATCCGATTGTTACAGCAAATGCTTTTGGTATCATTCATATATCCATCACGCTTTCTATTTTTTAAAATATTCGGCTTTCTTAACCGAGTTCATAAAGTCTGTAATTTCGCTTACAGTGTGAATTTGCGGGTACTTTGCCAAAGCGGTCGACACCTTTGCACCGTATGCAGGACTGTTTGCCCTCGAGTCAAGGATTGATACCACACCGGTATCTGTTTCGCTGCGTATAAGCCTTCCGACACCCTGTCGAAGTTTAATAAGCATATTGGGAATGCAATATCTGTTGACAAAATCAAATGTGCCGTCGCAGTCTCCCTTTTTATCTTCCATTATTGCCGTTCGCATCGGAAAAGGAAGGCGGACAATAATTACGGAAGAAAGACCGTCACCGGAGCAGTCAACGCCTTCCCACATAGAGCCGGAAGCAAACAAAATACCGTTCTTTGACTTCTTGAAGTCCGTAATGGCTGTCCTGTTGCCGCGGTTCATGCAAATAATATCGTAATCTGTGAGTTTATCTGTAAGCAGGTCGTGTACCGACTGCAGCACCTTATATGAAGTGAACAGAATGGCTGTGTGTCCGTTGGTTGCCCGAATGATTTTATAACATTCGTCGGCTACCGCTTTAATATATTCCTCACTGTTGTTATCCGGTGTCGGCATTGATTTAGGGGTATACAGTCTCGCGTGATTCTGATAATCAAACGGCGACTCGGTTTTTGATTCAAGCAAGAGATGTTTTGCGATACGGTCAAGACCGTTTTGCATTTTGAAGTATCCAAAGTCAGTACCGTCGGACATCGTGCCTGAGGTCAACACATGGCTTACATTTCGATTCCAAACCTTGTCTCGCAGAATATCATTCACATTATTTGGCGTTCTGCAAAGGCAAAGAGTTTTGTTTTCATCAACATTAAGCCAAATAATGCTGCCCGTTCTGTTTTTTATTTCTCGCAATGCAGAGAGAAGACTCTTTCCGGTTACGGGTACACCGTAATTTGTTTTTTGCTTTAATTCCTCGATTCTTTCCACAAGTGAAGTGATTCGATTGATCCTCGCCGTCTGATAGTTGTTCAGCTTTATAATACTGCCGCGGTCATCGTCTGAATCCCGCTTCTGCAGTGTTTTACGAAGACTGCGGAACAGACCGGCATTTTCAGCACATACGGTTGCAAGAAGTTCATTATACAGTTTCTTGTTGCATGCCTTTGAGCACATATCTTTAACGGCGGAACAGTATTTTTCGACATCCTTTTCGCTGATGTTCTCTCCGAAAGTGTCCTCGGCGGCTTCTTTGAACTTATGTGCTTCATCTACTACAACAAAGCAGCTTTCCCGAAGGAGCGGGGGATGGTCGTCCGAACGCGTCTTCTGTGACATAAGATACATATTGTGGTTGGTAACCTGAAAGTCCAAACCGGGCAATTTATACATAACACTTGCAAAATCATTGTATTTACAGCTGCTCTTGAGTTTACAGCCCTTGCACGAACCCTTAATACAGATCTTTGATTTTAAAGCGCCGCTTATCTGATATTTATCCAAATCAATTCCGAGGGGCATTTTCCCGATTTGTTTTAAAAGAGCGATTGTTTTGCTGTAATTATCCCGATGCTGCTTTAATGTTTTAATATGGTCATTGAGGCGGAAGGGGCAAATATAATGCTCTTTTCCTTTTCTCAACACTACTGACAGAGGTTTACGGATAATGCCGTATTTCATGAGAATGTCGGACAGTCTCGGGATTTCCTTTTCCACAAGTGCCTTTTGAAGTTCAATCGTGGCAGTTGTAATGGTAACAGGCATAACCTGTTTGTATTTCTGTTCATTATAGAACTTTGCACATAAGGCCGCTACCAGGTAGGAAAGAGTTTTACCCGTTCCGACTTCCGCCTCGCAGATAGCAACCTGCTTTTCCGTAAAGCCGATAAACATTTTCTTTGAGAGTGAGATTTGTTCTTCCCGTATGTTGTATCCGCACTCGGGGAGGATAAAGCGAAAGACGGTATCAATGACCTCAATCGGGTTATCCGCAAACTTGTTAATATATCTTCTGTCACCGGTATATTTGATTGAATTCATAATATGGGGGATAAGTTGCCTGAAGGTCGGCTTGCTGAACAGGTTGCCCGGTTTTACTGTCTTAATTGCAGATTCAAGTCCGGTTTTGGCATCAAGGGCTATGTAATCTACCATATGCCTGAGCGGTGCGTGATAGATAATATACCTTCCTTCAAAAGTAAAATCATAAACGCCCCTATCGTAGGCCTTACCGCAGTTTTGGAATATTTCGAGTATTTCACTGTCGCTATAAGTAATTTCAAACATTGATTTATTCTCCTTTTTGATTGTAATTCAAGGTTTGTTTGAGCGACAGAATGGTATGCAGGAACATTGCTGTTCCTGCACAGTAGTTCCATCGCTCAAACCGTTGTGGTTATTTGAGGTTTGGAAAGGATGCGGAGTATCTCGCAGCATATATCTCACGACTTTTTTCGGGAGAACGAGCATCATATATGTTATAAGAGACATCAGTTTCCAGCCTGAAACAACATATCCCGCCTTCCGGCGAGCTGTGCCTTACACAGAAGTATCATTATTTCTCACGGGGGTCTTGGCCAATCGGGAAATGCTGTTTTACATCCCGATTCGGTTCAAAGTTTATCGCTCGCTCAATAAAGAGGTTGTGGCGCCTTTGTCCGACAGCTTTCCATTTACGGTCCGGTGAGTTTATACCTCGGCATCCTGTAGTATTCTGTTTTCAAGGTGCAGAAGAGGCTGTATAAGCCCTCTCATTCCTTATTTGGGAAAATTCCGAAGGCTCACAACCAAAAATCAGAAAAAAGTTTTCAATTTTTCGAAAATGGCTCTTTTACGCTTGCTCACAGCCTGCTGTGACATACCGAGATGCTTGGCAATGGTTTTCTCGCTCAGCGGTGTTTTAGACAGATACAGGCAGTAGATGATACGGTATTCTTCTTTGGTGAGAGTCTGCAAAGCCTTTCGCAAAGTTTCAAGGTCGAGCCGATGTATTGTTTCAGTTTCTACATCGTCATCTTCACCTGCAATGGTATCAAGCAATTCGAGGCTTTCTTCGCCAGGGACTGAAACAAGCGTATTTGCCGACACAACCGTAATATTTAACTTAGTCATCACCTTGTGTCGGTAACGATCCCTCTCTCGCTGCGCTGCACATGCCGTAATCATTCTTGGTTCTGTTTCAATTCCGATTTTGTTTCCGTTATCGTCAGTATCCACATGAAAGCTGCGTTTCTTGCCTTCTTCGCTCTTTAAGAAAAGGTATAATTCCCTGCCTTCAAGACAGGTGTATCTTGTTTTTCCGTCTACAGATAAATAAACTCCGTTTTCGTCTTTAATATAGAATTTTGTACTCATATATCGAAATCTCCTAATGTTGAATTTGTTTTTGAATCAACATTGGAGCTACGGATATTTAGCTGAGTAGCAATGCCATAACATCACAGCTGCACCTCCTGTAAAGTTCGGTTCAGCCGTAATGTCATTTAGTTTTTTATTTTCAAATAAAGAATTAAAAATAGGTGCTGAAATCACAAAAAGTCCTTTCCCGGGCAAGCCGAGGAAAGGACTCCAATTACCGTACAAGTTTTTTTGCGCACAAAAAAAGCGCCGTACAAATCAAGACCAATAGATATGGTTTTCCATACTATTCAGTCTCAACCTTGTACGGCGCTTGGAAATCACGGTCTTTCGACCGGCTCTGCTTGCACGAATTAAAGTCAGTTATTCAGTTGTTATGTAATGTTTCCTATACATCGGGTTTGCGCATCGATTACAGAAATCGAATTACTATTTTTGTTAAAGTGAGTATTTTATAAATGCGTGGGTATACTATATAATATAATTCCGATGAAAACAGCATTGATATGTTGACTTAATCGAAATTATGTGCTATACTTTAATCACTGAATAGATTAGAGTCGGCTATAATATATTGCCGATCAATCAGCAAACAAAAATTATCAAGGAGTGTTATTCTCATGTATATTAAAAGAACCGTAGAAAAAGCCATTCTCGCTGCAGGTCAATCCTTTCCCTGCGTAGTAGTTTACGGTCCGAGGCAGGTTGGTAAATCAACAACCATTGACCATTTATTCGGCGACAAATACAAAAAAGTAACCCTCGACGACGGCGAAGACCGTGCGTTGGCAATCAATAACCCGAAATTGTTTTTGGAGAGTTACGGATGGCCTGTTGTTATTGACGAGATACAGAAAGCGCCGAAGCTTTTAGACGAAATTAAAAAGATCATTGATGAACAGCGGCTTGTTTGGATGAAAAACGGCGAGAAAAGACAACTGATGTATATTCTGACCGGTTCAAACCGTTTCGAGCTTCAGGAAAGCATTTCCGACTCCTTAGCCGGACGCTGCGGCGTGATTGATATGTCATCATTTACCTTTGCGGAAAAGCACGGCTACAATGCGCCTCTCTTTGATCCTGAAATCAGCGAGATAAGGAAAAGAGAAAATGACGGCAGAAAATATATCGGCAAAAAGGAAATTTTTGAGGAAATATTCAAAGGCGGCATTCCTGATATCTGCACCGGCATTTCAGAGCGTGATATCTATTTTAAGTCTTATGTTAACACCTACATTGAACGAGATGTTATGAAACTTATTGAAGCCTCCAGCGAATTTCAGTTTCGCAATTTTATCTCAGTAGTTGCTTTACGCACTGCACAGGAGCTGCATTACGATCAGATTGCAAACACTGTCGGGATTGATGTACGCACCTGCAAACGTTGGATTTCAATTCTGCAAACATCGGGTATTATCTACCTGCTGCAGCCATATATGTCTAATGTTTCGAACAGAATTATTAAGGCTCCAAAGCTTTACTTTATGGATACCGGACTTTGCGCTTATCTTTGCAAGTGGCCCAATGCGGAAATGTTGGAATCCTGTGCAATGAATGGTGCTTTCTTTGAAACCTATGTAGTCAGCGAAATCATCAAAAATTTCTATGCATACAACAAAGATCCGAAAGAGTCTCTTTTTTACTATCGTGATATAGATCAAAAAGAAATTGACCTCGTCTATGTGAATGCCGGAGATATTTACCCTATCGAAGTTAAGAAAGGTGTTACTCCTACAAAGCCTACCAAAAACTTTGATGTTCTGAGTAAATATAAGCTGAATATCAAACCAGGTCTTATCATTGATAACTGTGACCGCATCCGTCCTATCAACGAAAAGGCATATACTTTTCCGATTTATCTCCTGTAATAAGTTATTTGCATTCCGGAGTAGTATATCAATATAAACTACTATATATTTCACCGTCGATTCCGTAAATGTCGTCTATCGGAATTACGGTTTTGTCGGTGAATATCAGCTTGCGCTCATATTCGTCAACACGCTTGATTACTCCGCTATGCGTCACATACTCTCCGCCGTTCTTTTTACTGTCCGGCTTGAAGTAAGTCACGGATATTTCCGGTTGCTCATCGGATAGCGAAACGGCATAGTTCAGCTTATCATTCAGTGTACTTATTGTGCCGTCATCAAGCTCTATACGCTCGTCCGTCAGCCGTCCGGCTTCCTTTACCTGATCGTCGTATCCGGTCAGCGCCGCAAACGGAGAAAAGGACGCAGCACGGTTTATTCGCGGCATACGCTGCCGTGTTGTCAGTTCGTGATGCGGAAGATTTATTATATCCGCATACAGTTCTTCTGCTTTTTCGCTCACGCCTTATGACCTCCGACCTGTTCGTTGCGTTCTCGGGCTGTCGCACCCTCCTGAAAGTTCATACCTTTCAGAATCGCGTTCTTGCCGAATCGCTTCTTTATGCCGATAATCGTTTTCTGCATTTGCTTTTCCTGTTCAAGAGCCTGCCTTTCGGCTTGCTCTCTCTTTTCCTTTTCAACAGGATCATCGAAAAGCGATATTTGCTCTGCAATGGTTTCGTTTTTTACATCGCTTTCTCTGACGAGCTTACAGGTCGCAACCGTAATACGGCGAACGAGCAAATCCTTGTTTATAATGCGGTCAAACAGGTTCATTGTCGCTTCTGTTATGATGTGCGATGAAGATGTCTTTTTCTTTAAATTTGCCGTGCCGTGCGCGTGTTTCGGTACTTTACGCCCGTAGCGGTCGGTTGTAACATCTCCGTGATACTTTGCGCTGATTTTCGGATCGGTCAGATTTTCTATGTCATACCCGATATCGAGCACAATCTGATCGGTTACGAGTCCCTTATCCACAAGGTCAAGCACATGCTGGTCAATCATTTCGCGGACAATCAGCTTTGTCTTTTCGTAGTTATACGGACATTTGAGTACCTGACCAACGCTTAAACTGTTGGAGGACGGCTTGTACGCCTTTATATCGGCAATAGTTGTCGGCTCCCAACCCCAAGCGCGGTCGATAATCAGTTCCGCATTAACGCCGAACAGCTTAAACAGCTTTGCCTCGTCATAATGCGAACAACGGGCAACATCGCCCATAGTATACATATAGTTCGCTTCAAGCTTTTTTGCAATACCGCTGCCGAGCATCCAAAAGTCAGTCAGCGGCTTATGCGTCCAAAGTTCTTTGCGGTATGACATCTCATCAAGCTCGGCAATACGGACGCCGTTCTCATCGGCAGGCATTTTCTTTGCGGTGATATCCATTGCAATTTTGGCAAGGTACATATTTGTACCTATGCCTGCCGTTGCGGTAATACCTGTGTTTGCAAGGACATCTTTTATCATCATCTGTGCGAGTTCTCTCGCGGTGCATTTGTAGGTTGACAGATAATGCGTAAGGTCGATGAACACCTCATCTATGGAATACACATGGATATCCTCGGGAGCAATGTATTTGAGATAAATATTATAAATCCGGGTGCTGTATTCCATATAGTAAGCCATTCTCGGCGGCGCGGCAATATAACTGAGAGCCAGGGATGGGTTTCTTGCGAGTTCAACGGCGTTATACGATTCGCAATCGAGTTTACGACGAGGTGCATTGTATTTGCGCTGCCGATTGATTTGCTCAACCTTTTGGATTACCTCAAACAGCCTTGCTCTGCCGGGGATACCGTAGGCTTTCAACGACGGCGTAACCGCAAGACAGATGGTTTTCTCGGTCCTGCCGACATCTGCAACCACAAGATTGGTCGTCAACGGATCAAGCCCGCGCGTTACGCACTCAACGGAGGCATAAAAGCTTTTTAAGTCAATGCAAAGATAGGTTCTGTCCACTTTTATGCCTCCGTTTCCTTATCTTTTAATTTTCCCGATGATATACGGGTTTATAACTAATACGCTTTTCTTTATTCTTCTGAAATAAGCAAGGTTCAGCGGTTCTTCCAATTTGCATTTACGGCACTTGACCTGAACATATCCGCTTGTCAGTTCGTATATTTCTTCAAGGCGAAAGCCACAGACGGGACATCGCAGCGTCCTGCTTTTCAGTTTTTTTACTTCTTCACGGGATTTCCGTATCTTTTCGGCAACCTCGGGTGTGAGTTGACCGTATCTGCTGTCGTATAAAATCTCTCCGGTCATTTCGCACCTCCGAGCTGCAAATCGTTCTCCAAGTATATGGTCAGATCACGGGGCATCAGAAGCCCCAATGTTTTAAGCCGTATAACCAAAGCCTGAAAGGATACGCCCATACAGTCGGCCATCTTACGAAGCTTCAGCTTGTCCTCCGGGGCAAAAACATTCCAGCCGTATACGGGCAATCCGTTCTCGCATTTGTACTTTTTCATAACCTTTCGCAAAATAAATCGGGGCATAAGAAAAACCGACGAAAGCCTATCGGCTTGCGTTTCGGAAAAAGACATCAATTCCTTTTGTTCTTTTATTGTATACACGCGCTCGGGATCAAATTCGTTATGAAAACACCCGACATCCTGCATGGGATTTTGTTTTGCAATAACGCTGTGCGCGCCCTCATGTCCGAGTGTAAATCTGCGTCGGCTGCTTTCGTTTTCGTGGAGCAATACCTTGTCCATGACAACTGTTCCTTTTGGAAACACGACCTGTATTCGTTCTCCGTTACGGGAAACCCACAACGGTCGCTTACCGTTGGAAAGAAAGGCAATCTTGTTCGGATCATCTTCCGCAATGTTTTCGTAAACTACGGTAAGTCCCAAATAATCCGTAACCAAACCCTCTATATCCACACATAGGGCATTATAGCGTTTGGTCTTTCGGAGATACTCTCTTACGATTGTTTCGCCGAGTTCTTCAAGCTCTCCGAATGAAATATAGCTTCTCAACCTGTGTCCACCTCCGTCTGAATCGGCTCAACATACCATTTGCCGCCGATTCTGTATAGATATTTTTCCGCACTACCGATCAACACCGTGTAGCGAATTCCTTCATACTCATCTTCGGAGGTGCAGCAGTGAAGCGTTTTTCGGATATCAAAGGCTCTGCCGTCGTGCCAATAAATCCGAATCGGCTTTATTGCACCGCCGACGAGCACCTGATAATCCACATTGACATATACCTTTTCCAAAGTCAGCACCTCCGTTTACAGCTTAAAGTCCTTTAATAACATTCTGTGCAACGCCTTGGATTTGCAGGTCGTAAACCTCAATGTCCTTATATCCCTTCGCTTTGTTGGCAGAGCGAAGAACGGCACAGTTCTTTTTCTTATTCCAATAGAAGTATTTCAGATTGTTCAGCCCCCCAAAGAGAGCCACAACAATATCTCCTTCATTTGCGTCAGTCTGCTTACGGAC